CGCCCATCAAGGGAAACGCTAATAGAACCGTCGCCGTGGTCAATACGGAGAACATTGCCATCAACGTCCATTTCTGGCTGATCAGCATCTGGGTCTGCATCCATCACCACAATAGTATCTTGGCCCTCACCAAGGGGCAAATCTTGCTGATCTTGGTCAAGACGAATGTTAGGAAATAATCCGGGCGTCAAAGCCATGTGCTGTATCCTGTTGGAATATTCGGCACACTATAGGCTAATTACGCTTTATTCGCAAATGGATCAGCTTCTTCTTTGTCATCATAATCAAGGTCGGGCTTTTCCAACGCCTCAATCATGCGCAAAAGTTCCAGCCGCAACTCGTCCTTGGTGTCACCCCAAGGGCTTACCGCATTAGCTGTCATGCCTTGAACATTGCCGTCATTGTCGTAAAAAACCTCGTGAATGGCATACCCAACGTCTGGATCGCCAAACAAATTGCGCGTTTCGTACTTAATGACCCTGTGGTTCCATGTCATCATTTTGCGTCTCCTTTAAAGACGCTTGTTTATTTACACCGTATGCAACTTATCGTCAAGTGAGTCGGCCAAAGCTTTGATTAGGTTAACCGCAATACTTCGTTTCATGCGAAATTGATGAAATTTAGTGTCAATAACCAAGGACAAACGGATGTAGCCGTCGCCATTATCTTTGGCGACGACTGTTTGTACTTCCGGTAACTTCTTTTCTTCAGTCATGGACCGACCATTCCGCAGCAACCGTACTCTTCACTATATTCCCATTCATTGGTTTCTGGGTTTTCCCACGAGGCCCAACGCCAAGCCGCGCAGTATTCTGAAATACATGGTTTGCCAAGGATTTGTCCTTCAACGACTATCTCTTTGCCTGGGATACCGTTTCCCCGACCAAAGGGACAAATCACTTTGGACATTTCCTCTGGCGTCATAAAATGCGGGTTGTCGGCCATATCTTACGGCTCCGGCGGTAAAAAACCGGCAGGTTCACCAGTTTCGTTGTCAAGCAATTCTACCTCAAATACGCGATCTGATGGCAAATACACTACCAATACGCCTTCTGGGTAGAGGTTATCTTCTGTTCTTTCCCCATCACGGATAAAGGAAATTGAACCATTTTCCGTGTAGCAACGATCGGCCCTAATGTAGAGATGGTCTACGCCAGAGTTATCGTACTTATTAAGCGTTACTTGCCATGCATATTTAGACATCTTTATCTCCTTATACGGGGTACAACGGCAGGTTTTCTCTTGCGCCGTTCCAAGTATTATTTGCCGCCAACTCAGCCGTTCGCTCTGCTCCACGCTGCAACATTCCTGTGCCGCGCAACCAATTTAAAGCCTGAGTTACCGTGTCGTGCAAGTCATCGTGTTTACCCTTTGGAAATGTAGCGCATTGCGCCACAACCATTTCGGCCCAAACTTTAAACACCTCACCAGAGGAGTCGGTTGGGGCCATTATCATGCCTTCCGAAAACAAATGCTGGATGGCATAAGTTCTTGCTACTTTGTCTAGACCTTTAGGATCAATAAGCCTGACACCGTAATTTTCATATCCAAATAACCGACGAAGTTCTTGGCTAACGGATATACCAGAAGCTTTATTTTCAATCAAAAGATAGTCAATTTTCCATTCTTTTGCTGATGCACCAATCTTTTGCACAAGTTCATGCAGTTCCATACGGCCCTGCCAAGCATACATAAGTATAGCTTTAGGCACATCAGCTTCGCGTTCTTCAAAGGAGATACGTTGGGAGATTCCCATCATATCATTCCCAATCACACCAGATGTCGTACCCGAATCACGGTACACGCCCCACACCGTACAAGCTGAGAAGTCGCCTTCAAACTCTTTTGCGCCAAAGGCTGTATCAACCGACGCAATAACAATTTCTAGATTGTGGGGAAACTTTTCCTTCGTCCACTCGCCCCACCATTCGCGTTTAATAATACCACCACCCGCAGGTTCCGGCCTTTGTTGTAGCTGACCGGCCGCCGCATATGGCCCCAGTGTTTTCTCCAGTAGTGTAACCTCTGTATCTCCAAATCGTTCAGGCCAAAGCAACTGACCTTCTTCAGTCCGTTCATCAGTCCAGACAATTGGTTCGCCGTCATTAAACTCTGCGGGTACAAGTACATTGTAGGTTCTCCGTGCCACTTCAAACCGCATGGGCAGACAAAGATGCGTCCAATCACCAATGTCCTTGGATAAAATATGCCCTGTAATATCGTTTTCGGAAAGCCTCTGCTGAATGACGATCTTAACGCCGCGCTTAGGGTCGTTGAGACGGGTAGACCATGCCATATCCCACCACTCAATGGTTGACGCAACAATAGCTTCCGAATTAGCTTCCTGCGCGTTGTTGGGGTCGTCGGCAATCAAATAGTTACCACCAAGACCCGTAGTAGCCGATCCGACTGACACCGTGTTTCGTATACCGTTTTTGTCATTTTGAAAGCGTGTCTTGGTGTTTTGATCGCCAACAAGCTTAAATCTGTCACCCCACAGCGTCTGATACCATTTGCTTTCAATGAGTCGGCGGCACTTTACCGAGTCTTGAACAGACAATCCCATAGCATATGAACTGTGCAGGAACTGCATACCAGGTCCAGATGATGGGGAATTTATGCTTTGCGCCCATACCCATGCTGGGAACATAGTCCCAGTAATGGTAGATTTTGAGAATCTAGGCGGCACGTTTATGATTAAATTCCTAATATATCCGTCTGCACACGCTTGGAGATGCTCACAAATAGCTTGAAGCGCAAAGCCGCCTTCAGCAAAGGGCGCAGAGTCAATCTCACGCCATGCCCTTTCTGTAAACGCATATAGGCTTTCTTCATAATCAGCGGCCTTTAACTGGCGGTACATATCCCGCCGTTGGCCCTCTGTCATGTTTTCCAAGTCAAATTTCATTCACTACCATTTCAATTTTAGGCCGAAGCCCCTTCAATCGCTTTATAGCACTGTCTGGGTATGCACGGCTAATATGCATGATTGAGTTGATTTGCTCTACAGTTTTACGACGTTTTATGTATTTACTTAAGTCATAACTAACCAATTCTTGTTCAATTCCGCGCATAATACTGGCTGTTTTGTAAACTGCTGACACAACCTTATCATGCTCAGGCTCATCTATATCCGATGCCTCAATCATTGCTTGGGCAGTTTTTTCCGCTTGAGTAAGCGGAATTCCAATCTCTTTAGGTTTAGGCCGCATATTAAACTCGTTAAGATAATCCATAACAAGATCATTTAACGTAAGTATAGCTTCAATGCCAACCATTTCATGTTTCATTTTACCACCTTTAGTCTAACCTTTGTTTCAAACTTTTTGGATTTTTCTATAGCCGCGTTAGCTATATCTTTGCTATCCGCGTTATATTGTGCATGGGATATCTTGGACAAAGCCTCATGCATCTGCCGGGCCTCATCCATCATCTCATGGATAAAATCCGCCACATGGTCTAGACCAGCGTATCTACATTGTAGACACAAATCCCAGTAATCAGGCCATCGTTTCGTCATCATCACCACCTAGTAAATCGCGCAAGTCCAGCCAAAGTTCCACAAATCTATCGCGCATATTTTCGTAATGCCGTATTTCCTCAAACCGCTCCTCAATTAAATCAGCGGCTGCCCATTCAAGGGTTGTTTCCTTAGGCCAAGAAGAAATGCCAGTTATAGAATTACGTTCTCCGTCTTCGCATTGCTGTGCTTGTTTACGCAATCCTTGAATTATTTCATTAGGAAACCGATACATAGGTCGCGTCGGGTCACCTTTTGTAGCTTCTTGTTCACGCAACCAAGCTTCATACCATTCTTTAAGTACACCCATTACTTATCCTCCTTCAATTCAGTCAAATGTTTTTCAGCCCGTAATATTGCTATCTCTTTATCTTTTGCTCCATTTATAGCTTGCAGCATATCCCTTACTTCCCGCAACCGTTCAATTTCATCGGCGGCTTCATACGAAAGTTTGTAATCGTATTCTGGCTCGTCTTCTGTGACATGAAGAAAGGCATTTATGCGCCTCAACCGTTCTACAATATCCATCACTCACCCTCCTTCAGTATTTGCGATATCTAGGTCGTGTACGGCGTGTCCAATTACCAATTCTATTAAATATCCGCCACATCACGGGGTCTCTTATGCTTGCAGTTCCTTTGAGTTGAAAACACATCACTCCCCCTCCTTCAATGCGGCATACGCTTTTTCCATCGCCTCATTCCATGCCTCAGTATATGTCACCAATGGCGGTCCATTTTGGACGGCTACAAGATCGGCTAACGCTTCCTGCAAATCTTCAATCTTTTCCAATGCATCAAAAACGAACAGCAATGCATCGTCAGGGTATTCTACGATTTCAACCGTTCCGCGTTGCTCTATTCGTTTAATAAATTCAAGGTCCATCACTTACCCTCCTTCAGTGCGGCACGGGCTTCTTCAACAGGCCATGCTGGAACCCGATTGATAACTTCGTTTTTTATCATTGCCTCATGTGTCATGCCTGAAGTGCCAGAAATTGGGGCGTGTTTACCAGAGTCGCAAGCGGCAATAAGAGAACGCAACGCTTCCCGCAGCCGTTCATTATCTGCTTTCAATTTTTCATATTCTTCAAAGATGTTGACCGTTTCAATCGTTTCCATCACTCACCCTCCTTCAGTGCGGCACGGGCCTGAGATGTGTCGCAATGAACGAATGCCTCTACTACATCCAATGCGCCACGTAGCCAACCTTCAAGTAACCATACTCTTTTCTGCAACCGTTCAATTTCGTTGGCGGTTTTCATTTCTGGTGGAACGTATAAACCATCCCCGTCGTAAGCATATGGATTATTATCCATCACCACTGCACCTCCCCGTTAATCATGACCTGCACATACCAGCGGTCGCCGTTGTCGTTCTCCCACAGCGCACATATGTTGTCGCCGTCCCGCTCATGGCGGACTATCCACTGTCTCATCTCCAACGCCTCCACCACCAAGAATTAGCCTGATCATAAACCTTCTTCGCATCCATAATGTATGATGGGTAATAAGATTCCGTTACTTCTGGCATTGGCGGCATAGGCGAACCACGCAGCACAGCAGATATAGCCATCAGCGTTTGCCATAGGCGGTCTTCTCTGGTGCGGTAATAGTTGACCTGATCCTTGGCTCCTTGAAGTTCATACGCTTGCACTTTAAGTTTGCTTTCCAAGTCATTAAT